AGGGGTGAACAATCTGTTCAAAAGTATAAAAATGAGCTAGCAATCAACGGAGATACATCATACCTCAATTTAGACTGGACGCCTGTCCCTATTGTTCCAAAGTTTGTAGATGTTGTTGTCAATGGTATGTCAAATAGGCTGTTTGATGTAAAGGTCGAAGCTATAGATGATGTGGCTAGAGTCAGAAGAAATAATTACAGACAAATTATAGAGGATGACATGTTGGCTAGACCTGTTCTCGAAATGCTTCAAGGGGCTAGTGGCAACAATCTTTTTAATTCTGATCCCGAAAAACTTCCAGAAAGTGATGAGGAGCTGGAACTTCATATGCAACTATCTTATAAACAAAGAATTGAAGTTGCTGAAGAAAAAGCATTAGAAGCTATTTTAGATGTAAATGATTACGAACTTATAAAGCGTCAGGTTGATGAAGACGCAACTGTATTAGGACTGTCTGCTGTAAAACACTCTTTCAACACGCATGATGGTATAAAAATAGAATATGTCGATCCAACTCAAATGGTATTTTCACCAACTGAAGATCCTAATTTTACGGATTGTTATTATTTCGGTGAGGTTAAAAACGTAAATATTACAGAACTTAAAAAAATAAATCCTTCTTTAACGCAAGAAGAAATTAAAGATATATCTAAATTAAGCGCAAAGTTTGATGCTTATCAAGGTATTAGGGGTGGTTACAAAACAGATAATTTCGATTCAAACACTGCTACTTTATTATATTTCTGCTATAAAACAGACAGAAATATAATCTATAAGGTAAAAGAAAATAATAATGGAGGTAGGAGAGCTATCAGAAAAGACGAAGATTTCAACCCACCAAAAACAAAAGACGCAAAATTTGAGAGAAAATCTAAAAGAATTGACGTATGGTATGAAGGAGTTATTGTCCTGGGAACTAATACAGTGTTGAAATGGGAAGTGATGAAAAATATGGTAAGACCAAAGTCAGGTATACAAAAAACACTACCGCCATATATTCTTACTGCGCCCAAAATGTATAGAGGCCAAATAGATTCTTTAGTGAAAAGAATGATTCCTTTTGCTGATCAGATACAACTAACGCATTTGAAACTACAACAAGTAATTTCTAAAATGATACCTGATGGTGTTTATTTAGATTTGGATGGTATTGCAAGTGTAGACTTAGGTAACGGAGCGATGTATAATCCAAACGAAGCTCTTAACATGTATTTTCAAACAGGAAGCGTTGTAGGAAGAAGTTTTACAGAGGATGGTGAGTTTAACAACGCTAAAGTTCCAGTACAAGAACTTAATGGATCTGGCTCAAACGCTAAAATATCTTCGCTTGTAGGTATGTATAATCATTATGTAACTATGATTAGAGATGTTACAGGAATTAACGAGGCTAGAGATGGCTCTATGCCAGACGCTAAAACCTTAGTTGGTGTTCAAAAATTAGCTGCTTTAAATTCAAACACGGCTACAAGGCATATTTTAGATTCTGGGTTGAGACTAACTAAAAGATTAATTGATGCGGTATCTTATCGTTTTTCAGATATGATTGAATATACCGACATGAAAGAGTCTTTAATGAATATGATTGGTTCAAAATCAGTTGAGATTTTAGATGAAATAAAAGATGTGCATCTTCACGATTTCGGTATTGAAATAGAGTTGCATCCAGATGAAGAGGAAAAAGGTTTGTTAGAACAAAGCATACAACTTGCTTTGTCAAACCAAATGATAGATTTGAATGATGCTATAGATATTAGAAATATAAAAAACATAAAGCTTGCTAATGCCTTGCTCAAAATTAGAAAAGATAAAAAAGAGGGATTAGATATGAAAAAGAAACAAGCTAATATAGAAATGCAAACTCAATCAAACATAGATTCTTCTACAGCTGCATCTAATAATAATATGAAAGAGATGCAGATGAAAGCACAAACAGAAATGCAGCTATTACAACAAAAACATAATTTTGAGCTTGAAAGAATGAAACAACAAGCTGAAATCGATATGATGTTGCAAAAACAAAAGTTAGATATGTCTGTGCTTTCTAAACAAACAGAATTATCTCAACTTCAAAATAGAGAAAAGGTTAGAGAAGATCGTAAAGATCAAAGAGTAGATAAGCAAAGTGAAAATCAATCAAGATTAATTGAGCAAAGAAAAGGAAATCAAACTGCTCAATCATTTACAAATAATACTCAAGGTATAGTAGATGAATTGCTTAACTAATATGTATTATAAAAATGTATATTTTTGTGTAATAAATTTAATTCAATAAAATGGCGGATATAAAAGTAAAAGTCCTGGAAGAAGACGCACCAGGTGTTAAAATTAAATCTGAATCTCCTAAAGAAGAGGAGGTTAAGGTAGAGGAAAAAATACAGGAGCCAGTTGAGGAAACTCAAAAGGAACCTGAAAAAGAGCAGGTTGTAGAGGCTAAAGAGTCTGAAGAAAAAAAAGAAGACGTTAAAGTTGAAGCGCCTGTTGTAAAAGAAGAGGTTCAAGAAGAGCCTCAGAAAGATGTTCTTTCAAATACTGAAGATAAACAAGTTGAGCTTCCAGAAGACGTAAAGTCTTTTTTAAAATTTAAAGAAGAGACAGGACGAGGGATGGATGACTATGTTAAGTTGAGTGTTAATTACGACGAGATGAATGAATCTGATTTGTTGCGTCAATACATAAAGCAAGACAAACCTCATTTTGATGAAGATGATATTAGCTACTATATTGAAAGTAATTTTATTTCTAAAGAAGGAGATGAAGATAATACCATCAGAAAGAAAAAGCTTGATTTGAAAGAAGCTATTTATAAAGCTAAACAACACTTTAATAAGTTAAAGGAAAATTACTACACCCCTGTTGAGTCAACAGATGCAGTACCTGAAAACTATAAAGAAGCGTTTAACTTTTATAGCGAATATAAGAAGGACCAGGAAAAGCAGGATATTTTATCCAAAAAAAGAGGGCAGTATTTTCTTGAGGAAACTGACAAGTTGTACAATCAGATCGAAGGTTTCGAGTTTGACTTAGGTGACAGCAAACAAGTTTACAAGATAAACGACAAAGAATCTGCAAAGAAACAGACTGCTAGTCTAAATAACTTCGTAGGGAAGTTTTTAGATAAAGAAGGATATATAAAAGATACTGCTGGTTATCATCGTGCAATGACGATAGCTGCTCAACCTGATCAGTTCGCTAAGTATTTTTATGAGCTTGGAAAAGCGAGTGCAGTCGATGGGATTGTAAAAGAAACAAAAAACATTGATATGACCGTAAAAGCAAATACAGGGCAAACAGATGATGGTAGAACTAAGTTTAGAGTCGTGGACAGTGGGTATGGGTCTTCTTTGAGAATTAAAAAAAGAAATTAGAAACCTTAAAAAATTATTATTATGAGTGTAACAATGTCACCAACGCCAGCTAATGTACCCATTACGCCAGCGCCGACAAAGTCGACATTATCGACTAACTACATCACTAGTTTTGACTTTCTAAGCCAATATCTACCTGATGTTTATGAAAAAGAATTCGAAAGGTATGGAAATAGATCTATTGCTTCTTTTATGAGGCTAGTAGGAGCTGAAATACCTTCTAACTCTGACCTTATCAAATGGACAGAGCAAGGACGTTTGCATACAATCGTTAAGAGTGCTACAAGAAGTGGAGAAGTTATTACTTCAACTGGTCACCCTTTTAGATTGAATCAAACTGTAATCATTTCTGATGGTACTAATACTGCTAAAGCATTAATTACTGCTGTAAACGCTAACGGAAACGCATTTACTGTTTCTGCTTACGGTGCAGCTAATTTAACTGCTGCAGGAATGACTGGAACAACTGGACTAACTGTATTCGTTTATGGTTCTGAATTTAAAAAAGGAACTAACGGAATGGAAGGAAGTTTAGAAGCTAACCCTGTTATCTTCGAAAACAGCCCTATTATAATCAAGGACAAGTATGAAGTTGCTGGTTCTGATTTAGCACAAGTGGGTTGGATTGAAGTTACTACAGAAAATGGAGCTACTGGATATCTATGGTATTTAAAATCTGAGCATGAAACAAGACTACGTTTTGAAGATTATTTAGAGACTGCTATGGTTGAAGGTGAGCCTGCTGCATCTGGATCAGCTGCTGCGACTGCTGGTTTCAAAGGTACAAAAGGTTTATTCCATGAGGTTGAAAATAGAGGAAACGTTGCTACAGGTTCTATTGCTGCAAAAACAGACGTAGAAGCTATTGTAAAAGTTTTAGATAAGCAAGGTGCGATTCAAGAAAACGTTATTTTCTCTGCTAGAGATAAGTCTTTCGAAATAGACAATATGCTAGCAGCACAGAATAACTTCGGTTCTTCAGGAGCATCTTTCGGTTTGTTTGACAATGATAAAGACATGGCTTTAAATTTAGGATTCTCTGGATTTAATATTGGATATGATTTTTATAAAACTGACTGGAAATATCTAAACGATGCTACAACTAGAGGAGCAATCGGAGATATCGATGGTATTGTAGTTCCTGCTGGTACTACAACTATTTACGATCAAGTGCTTGGTAAAAATGCTAAAAGACCTTTCTTACACGTACGTTTTAGAAAGAGTGAAGCTGAAGACAGAAAGTACAAGACTTGGGTAGTTGGTTCTGCTGGTGGAGCTGGAATGAGTAGCGACCTAGACGCAATGCAAGTTCACTTCTTAAGTGAAAGAGCACTTTGTGTTATGGGAGCGAATAACTTCGTTATCATGAAGTAATTTGTATTAAGGGGGGAATATAACTTCCCCCTTTTTTTTAATTTAATAAAATTTAAATATAATGCCTACAACGAAAACAGCACGAACTAGTGCGAAAAAAAAAGACTCTTGGGTGGTCAAAGAAAGACGTTACATATTAAAAGGTAACGCTAGCCCAATATCATATTTACTTAGATCCTCGCATCATCCTAACAAACCTTTACAGTATTTTGATGGAGAAAATTATCGTCCCTTACGATATGCTTCTAATTCAACTACACCTTTTATGGATGAGCAAGATGGATATGTAATATCACAAGCTATAGAGTTTGAAAATGGAGAGCTTGTTGTTCCTGCAGCGAATGTGAACTTACAAAAGTTTTTGAGCAATCTTCATCCTGATAGAGATATAGTTTATGAAGAGTGGGATCCAAACAGAGATGCCCAGGAAGAATTACAAGCAGAAGAATATTCTTTAGATGCTCAACTAGCAGCTAGAGATATGCCTATAGAGGAGTTAGAAGCAATCGGTAGAATAATTTTTAGATCTGATGTAAATAAAATGACATCTTCAGAACTAAAAAGAGATATGCTTTTGTTTGCAAGAGATAATCCAAAAGAGTTTATTGATTATGCAAATGATCCAGATATAAAGCTCAGAAACTTAGCTATACGTTCTATAGATTCAGGAGTGTTAGCTATCAAAGATGATAATAGAACTGTCGTTTGGAACGACAAAACTCAACAAACTGTTCTTACAGTTAAGTTTGGTGAAAATCCTATGGCAGAATTATCGGCATATTTTAAGACAGACGAGGGGATGGATCTGATGGAAGCTATAGTTAAGAAACTATAAATACTTTCTCTTTCTTTGCAAGCCCCTCACAAGAGGGGTTTCTTTTTTTCGTAAATTTGTTAAAAATTGAGTAATGATAAATAGCGTAAGAAATACCGTTCTATCAATTATCGATAAAGATAATAGCGGTTTTATATCGCCTCTAGAATTCAATCTTTATGCAAAAGCTGCACAATTAGAAATTTATCAAGAATATTTTGATAATCACAGGAAAGCAGTATTAGCTAAAAACCAAAGAAGAGGATCAAAGGGTGTGTTTGATGAAATAAAAGATATTAAACATAAGCTAGATATTTTTACAGTAAAAAATAATTCATTATCGCTTGTTGGTGGTACAACTAATCGGTATACATTACCAACTAATCTTTATATGATAGATACAGTTCTATGTGGTAATGATATAGCTGAAGAAGTTGACAAAACAGAATTTTATTATTTAAGTCAAGCAAATTTGGCTTCTCCCTCTGACAAGTATAAAATATACACTAGATTTGCAAACGAACTAGAAGTTTCACCAGTTCTTACTTCTGGAACATATCTGTGT